CATTACAAATCTTTAGAAGCAGATCCAAAGATGGCTTGCCGAATCGACCGATTTCAATGTTGGAGATATGCGCGCGGCTAATGTTACATTTCTCGGCAAGTTCTTGCGGCGACAAGTCTAACTGACACCGATATTTGGCTATGTTATAACCAATTGTACCCTTCTTTCGTTTCACTTCAGGTTTTCTGAATTCGAATGGCACATGTCACCTTTTTCCATACTATGACATACCAATAAGTTTGTCAAACAAACTTATTGCGACACAATGAGTTGTGAGAGAAAACGGATACTTTCTTTACATTGTGCAAAAAGAAAAGATATGCTCGCTAAAAAGAAGGCCCTTCCCCCTTGGCCATGACAGTCACAGAAACAGAAACGGATAGGGGAAAGGGCCATGACGTAGGCTGGGCTCGAGCCAGCATCCTCAAGGTGCAGATTGCTGCATTGAGATTCTGCATTGAACCACTGCGTCGATCCCAGGATTCATGCCTTGCCTGGGCTGGCATTTTGCGCTATTGTTAGTCTGCTGCTACGCATGCCGCCAAGCATGCGTGAGCAGGTAACAAAGCACAAGATACAACAAATTAGTAATACCGTTGAGATCCACCCAGTGGAATGGACAAAAGGAGCTCAACAGTACGGCGCGGTGCGGAAAGGTACGACATGAACGTATCTCTATGCGATCGCATTGTCAAGAGAAAGGTGCGTTCATGTCTATCAAAGCCATGTCCCATGTGTGGGAAGTAACAAATCTGAACACGTACGAGAAATTTGTCCTGCTGGCTCTCGCCGATTACTGCAACCACAACCTGGTGGCATGGCCGAGCGTGCAAACGTTGGCTGAGAAAGTCCGGATGTCTAAAAATGGCGTCCGCAACATTTTGGAGAGACTTGTTGCGATGGGCGCGCTGGAAGTCAAGCATCGAAAACAAAAAAATGGTCTCAATCGCTCCTCTTTGTACAGAATCGTTCTCTCTGCGTTGTCCACAATGCCACCAGATATCGACGGAACCCCAGGTGAAATCGAAGACGATAGCGACGACGATCTTTTTGAAAGTGACACCAAAGATGGGGGTAGTGCATCCGGTGCACCACCCATCACACAGGGGGTAGTGCATCCGGTGAGCAAGGTAGTGCACCCCGTGCACCCAGATCCGGTCATTGAACCGGGTATACAAATAACTCTACAGGATCAACCAACGTTAGCTGGCCCCCCAACCAATGTGGGTACCGCTGCATTTTTTGAAAAAGAGAACGAAGGGAATCTGAACACGCAACCCCAAGCACAACAGGATCCCAAACAAACAGAGTTCAAAAGACACAACCTATATCGCGCCCTGGAGGCGCTACAGTCAACGCTAGCGGGTCACGTGGACTTTGAGCAGGGCGAACACAATGGAGGCCAACCTGGGCAAAATTGCGCCCTATTGGATCCGTCCCTGGAAACGATGTTCAAGGAAAAGATTGCCAGGTACGCAAGAGGTCGCAAAAAAGGTCTCAACAACATCCTGGACGACATGAAGCAGCTTGGGGAGCAAGTCAAAAAAACCCAGCCCAAGGCAATAACCTTTCGCACTCTTCTGTGCGCTGGAAGCTTTGAAAAGTGTCTAGAGGCCATCCCCAACAACAAACCCCAGCAACCCAAAACACCCAGGCCGCTAGCTCATGGGCTTTGGGAACCCGCACCAAGGCCTGTGCTGACCCCAGAAGAGCACGCCGCAAATCTGGCAATTTTAAATGAGCTGAGAACGAAACTGCAAACAAGGGAATTTGCGATATAAACCATTGACGCAAAACAACTATATGGAGACAATGAGCAGATGAGCCCCATCATACCAGCATTGGCAGTTTTTCTGATTGGCATCACCCTCCTCCTTGTCAAGTTATTTATTGACGGCCAGTTCTACATCGCATGCGCCCTGATTTGTGCGTTGGGACTGTTTGGAGTCATTGTTGCCGGAGGGATGCATGCAAAAAAAGAGAATCAACACTAAGCTCATCAACATGCGAATGAAAAAAGCCATGCCATGGATGTACGAAACAAACATCAGGATATGGGAGCAAGACAATCTGCTTTGCGTGGCACTCAGAATCTTTGGGCATGGTGGCTGGTGTGGATATGTGGGCCTCAATGGGACAATCCCAAGCGAACAAGTAGACAGCATCAAGCTGCCTGACAAAAGGCCGGTGAGGATCATCTCTCTGCGTGAGGGGTGGCATCAGAACCCAGTGCTGAACTACGTGGGGCCTAATCACTGCTGGGTGGCGGTTGACTTTTGCCAGCAAGACGACGTGTACCCGCTGAACTTTTTGACAGAGAGAAAGAAGCCCGCCAGCTACAAAACCATTGAATACGTCATAAACACGGTAAACCAAATCGCAGAACAACTCCTTGCATAAAATCAGCGACGAACAAGGCACGAATAAGTTTTTTTGGTAAACTTTATATTGACAGAATAGTATTGTGTGGTAAACTTATTATTAGAAACAGAAACGGAGACAACACCATGGACTTCACACAACAAGCTCAAGAAATTCTCGGCAACAAAGCAACGGGTGTAATTCGCCACTTTCCAGTCGGCAGCATCGGCCACAAAGCCATTACCATCATTCTCAACCTTGCGGGCAAAAAAGAAACAGGTAAAAAAGAATGGACGAAAGCCATCGAAATATGTGAAATCGCTAAAAAAGAAGTTTGGGAAGCCGATGCTTCAGAAAAATATTGCAGCGCATTAAGCGCGGCTGTCTACATCGCAGAGGCAGCAATTGAGTATGAAGTGATGCTAGAGCGCGCAGCCAAAATGGCAAAATGGGCAAATTCGTAAGGAGATAGCGATGAATAGTCAAACATACATAAGAACACTCAACACAATGAACAAACAGCAACCAACCAGCGAAGAGAAATATCAGCTGCTTTGGTTTGCCATGATGGCTACCCAAGACCTGCCGGTGCGTTTCATTGGTCAATACATCATGGGCGGGGTGTTAGAGATTCGTTTTGCTGCATACAAGGTTTTGTTGCAAATCTCACCAGAAGACCAATCAATCGAAATGGTTCTTTTTCAAGATGGTGAATTTGTTGCACACCTCGAAAGAATTGAGCGGTATGACCATTTCGACAAGCTGCGCGAAATTTTGAAAATGTATTGCTGTGAGGAAGCGGCATGACCATTCCACCACTCACAAACGAGCAGACAAAAGAGCTGGTCCAAGAAGTTTTTGGTGCGGAATTGTACGACATGAGAATGTCGGGCTTCAGCGAACATGCATGCAAAGAGGCATGGGTGATGGCGATGAGAGCAATCAACCCTCGCCTCCTCATCAAGGGAACGAGCTACGGAGCGCCTGCTGACGCACATGAGATCTTTCCGATTGCAGGTGCCCTCTTCCGCTCGATGTTGATTGGGCTCAACCCGGCCGTAAAATCCGCCGGGGAAACCCTGACGGCACTGGGCAAGCGAGAGTTGGCGGTCAGAGCGTATCGGTCTGCTGGCCGCCTTTTGCAAAAACAAAAAACCTCAAAAGCAGCATAAAAATAAAACGGGAGGATACATGGACACCGCAGCAAAAACAGCCCTGCAAATTGAAAAAGCATGCCTACATAAACTAATAGAGGTTGTTCCTGCTTCACGCCAGCGAATGTTTCTCATTACCCTCTTGGAGGATCCGAGCTATGGCGTTCTAAACGCAGTGAAGGGAGATTCTCAATATTACAAGGTCGCTTCAGTGGCGCTCGCCGTACTTAGACACCCACCCTTTGACATGGACGGCATGAACTGGGTCAATGGCTCTGCGCAGCGGTTGTTACGCACTGAATTGCTGCGCAGCGATTTTCAGCTTAGAGAGAAAACTATCTACAGCCATGCAATGTCAACAGTTGTGTGGGTGGCAAAATGGGTTGCCATGGAGTTTGCGATTGGGATAGTCTCAGAATCAAGCGGTGAATGTTTGATGAATCCACAGAGAGAAGCGATTGAAAACGCCGCGAAACACGCCGCCATTGCGCTTAGTGGTGGCGAGTGGCCAATCGAAATGAAATTTCACTACCAATGGATGTTTGAGACTTTGACAGAAATTCTTAGAAGTCCACAAGGTATTTCAGAGAAAGTTGAGAATTAGATGAGTAACGCCTACTACAAAACAGGAATCACCCAGCCAATCCTACGGAAAAAAAGACGCAGCAGCACCAAGATTCACTACAGGCTGCTTCGTTCTGTTCTCATGGTTACTGAAAAGATGCCAGTGCGCAAAATAGCGCAATTTCTTCATGAAGAAGACAAATCTGTGGTGATTGTAGATTTTGGCACCTATGAAGCACGCTTGGCGTGCTCACTGGAGTCAAACTTGGGCACATGGGTCACCATCACGCCACTTGGTCAAAGCAAGGACGCCTTTGTGCACCGCATGGGGTACGACCCCCTTGATGGAGACATGACCTTTGCACAGCGGCTGGAGTTGTACAATTTTCTCGCGCACTTCGCACGTTATTACGCATAGGAGGACACATGAGACATTACAGGTTGGTTCAGTTTGTTTGTATGTGTCTTACGGGCGTTCATGAAAGAAAAGAGAAGGACGAAGGCGAAACAAAAGAATATGTCCTTATGTACGTGCCCAGGGGAAATGAAGTCAATGACAAGAGCGCAGCAATATACATTTCAGAAGACATGACAATGGTCAGTGAAAAGTCTTTGAAAATATTTGAGAAATATGGTCTGCTCTGGATTGCGCTTATTCATAACTCTCGGCCTATACAAATTAGGGGAATTGGCAGAGAAGGCTCTGAGCTATATAAGTACTTATGTTTGTACATAGATAACGATTGGCAACGCATTGGCGAGGAAAACTAAGGAGAATCATGCAACCCGCGAAAACGAAAAAGTCAATCAAAAGGCGGCGCAGAGACATGGAAACACTTTTGCAGAACGCATCGAGAAAACACATCAGTCGGGTGTTCCTGCTGCTCCTGGATGATCAGATGTATGGCATCACCCACTTCATCAACGGCAGCTCGCCAATACTGTCGCACATCATCCTGTTGCTTGAAAACCAAAAAACTTGTCAGAAGGAGTGGATGCATGCCAGAAATGCGGTCATGCGCGAAGTCGCCGACATGTCTATTATTGCGGCATCGGTTCTCTGGCTGGTTGCAAACGCCATGATGTACCCTGACGTCACCGACACGCTGCCCCTGGTTCGACAAGAGGCCAATCGAGCCATTTCCATTGCATCGACGTTTTGCAACAGCAGGCAAGAATGCCTGTCCTATCGAAGGTGGATAAACGATGCAGTGGTTGAAATCACAACAGAAGCAACAGGAAAAACAGAATGAACACAACATGTTTTGACTTGAAAAAAATCAACACCTTAACCAAGTACCCAAGCATACCGACCTACCACCAGATGGCTGACAGAGGGATGCTCGCAGATGTGCCTCTAGAGATTCCAGAAGGCCCTCTTTATCTGTCTGAGAAGATAGATGGCACCAATGCCAGAATCATTGAGTTTGTCAATCCCGATGAAAGAGACTGGCCGAAAGAGCGCGCTTGGCTCATTGGGTCTCGTGAAGAGCTTCTACATGCCAAGGGCGACCTCATTCCTAGCAATGATCAAGGAATTGTGGAGGCCTTGGAAGCAACGGCTGAATCACTCTCGGTCCTACTAAAAACTCACGCTCCAGGAATAGTGGTTTACTACGGAGAGGTATATGGAAGTAAAATAGGCGCGGCGTGCAAAAATTACACCCAAAAAGGTTCTTCAGGGTTTAGGTTGTTTGACGTTGCCGCGTACTCGTATGAAGTGTTCGCAAAGATCTTGGAGATGCCTATCGAGAAAATTGCTTCATGGCGGGAACAAAACCTGCAACCATGGCTGCCTACTAAATTCATAAGCACAGCTCCAGGGTGCCCCCCCATCATGCGGGTCCCCACATGGCAAATAGAGGCCCCCGATTCTACCATGCCAAAAACCCCACAAGCCACCTTAAAATGGCTGGCGCAGTTTCCAACGGACACGAAATGCGCGTTGGACGGCCAGCCAGGAATGGCAGAAGGATACGTTCTCAGAAATGAAAACAGGTCCTTCATCGCAAAGCTTCGCTTTGAAGACTACACACGTACCTTGACAAAGCGGTTGGCATAAAATGGAAACAAAGCAACAAGAAACAATAGATGGCCTAACAGTGTCAGACATTTCAATTCGCCACGATAAAGTCAAGGAACTACAAGAAGCCTTCAACAAAGCAGGCATCAGAGTCACGCATGGAGAAGCGTTTGTTTTGTTGCGTATTCAGCTGATCAACCGGGTGGATATTTCTCTGCATGAACGCGTGCCAAATTTGGATGGGGATTTGAATTTGCGCATCGATGTGGTCAAACCCCAATGGGCGAAACAAATGGTGATGGAAATAATACAAGCAGGCCAAGAAATGGGAAAAGCGCCCCCACGGGATCCACCTGCCCGAAATGGCGAATCCGCCTTGCTTAAGTTGGCGGAAATTGGACGTTTGTACCCATCGGATCCAGACATGCCAACCGATGGGGCCGCAAATGTAGACCACTATCTGTATGGTGCGCCAAAACAGGAAAGTACAGTCACATGCCTAACAACAACACTGAGGAATGGAGGAAAGAATGGAGAATGAAGCCAGCAGCGAAAAGGGTGAAAAATGGTTGAAAAATTATTTGAAAGAAAGAATTTCCGAAGGTCCCTGGAGCGCCGAACCAGACAGGCAGGAATGGAAGTACAAAGGGTTCCCGTGCCTGATTGTGCGCAATCACATGGGTGTGCTTTGCGGATACGTTGGGGTTCCGAGTAACCACCCGTATTATCAAATGAATTATGAAGAGATTCCCTTAGAGGTGCATGGAGGACTTACGTACTCACAGCATTGTCGCGAGAACATCTGTCACAAGCCGGCAGAGGGCGAGCCAGATGATGTGTGGTGGCTTGGTTTTGATTGTGGGCACTACGGAGACCTCATCCCCTGCTATAAGGACCTTAACCCGGACTTCGAATATCGTGACATGAACTACGTAAAGGCAGAGGTGGAAGGGCTTGCGGACCAGTTGCACGAGGCAATGAACCCATCAGAATCTCAAGAGGAAGCCGTTGATTGCAGCACCTCGCAAAGCACATCAAACGACAGCATCATTCGTAAAAGAATGGAGACTGCAATCAGCCTCCATAATGTCCTCTCTGAGAGAGGTGTTCTAGTTTCGCGGATGGATATTGATACATTGCTCGACTTGGCCATAAAAAACAAACTTCACATCATACTCCACAAACGGGAAGACCTACGAAGCACCATAGATTATGTTGATTCAACAGGGCATCTTTGCCACTTTGTCAACGAACCTGGGTGGGTGCACATTCCTAAAGATGCAAAGGAGCATTCATGAGTGAACCATGGACTGAATGGTACGAACGCGCCGAAAAAATTAAAGACAGTGAAGAACTTATGAATTTAGCCAATGATATGATGTGGAGCTTGTTTTTCAGTGCCAAGTCAAGCAATGAATTGAGCAGCTATGACCACATTTATGATTCATATGCTGAAGGGGCAGCTGCTTTGTTGCTGGCGGCCGGAAATCTCATGTCTGACAAATTAGGCCTAACAGGGTTCCAAGCAAGTTTTGCATTTTGGAGATTTGCACAACGGTGGCTGCCCATCGATGGACCTGCGGGACTGCTGAAACTGGAAGATATGCTGTATCCTCAATACAAATACAAGTTTACTGCCATCTCGCTAGATGACTGGAACTGGTTGCAAGCGGAAGCACAAAAGAGACTGAATGAGCGCGAAGGTATGCATGCGGACGTTAGAGCACACATGACCAGCATCGTTGAGGGTCATGTGCCATTTGGGTTCAAAGTTTTGCATTGACAACAATAGTATTATGTGGCAAACTTATTCATGTGGAGGAGCAATGTTGAAAACCAGCAGGAAGGCGGATTTTCTTATCACGGTGTTGCGAGAAACTGACCTTACAGAAGAATGCAAGAGACGTTTCTTCATCGCAATCCTTAGCGATGAAACCCACGGTGTGCTTAGGCTCACTCAACCGGGCTCTGTGCAGCATGATGCCGTATTCAACGTCATTGCTCTTCTCAAAGACAACTGCAACGACCCAAAGGTTTGGCGGGATGCAGAGGCTTCTGCATCAGCAGCAGCAGGGGTAGCAATATCGGTAGCTACAAGTGCCGCAGAAATGGCAGCAGGGGCAGCGGCACGGGCAGCTGCAAGTGCTGCAGCAGGGTCTTTAGGGGCGGCAGCATGGGCGGCCTCAGGGCACGTAGCAGCAACAGAGACAGTAGCAGCAGCAGAAGAGGCATGGGTAGCTTCAGGGCACGCAGCAGCAGAAGAGGTATGGATGGCAGCAGCAGAATACGCAGCAGAAGTACACTACTCATGGATGACTGTCACCTTCGAGCAATTGCTAAGGGAGACAAAATGACCAGCTTCGAAGAAAGCAAAACAGTCGACCTTTTTCAGTTGGTGCGCAAGTTCATGGAAGAACTTCCGTTAGACATAGAAAAAGTAGAGATAGAACGCAAAGTAAATGAGAATGCTGCAACCATAACCCTACGCGTGCAGACACCTGATAGCGATGTGGCTGCGCCCAGCCCTGCAAAGCCACTATGTGCATCTGCTTTGACAAGCATCAATGTGCAGAAGAACACGCCTCTTGGGAAAGTCTTCTGCTTAGCAACACCTAAAGTTCTGAGGCAGCTTCGTGTTTGGCCCAAATGCGGATCGTCGCTGATTACGGAACCAGACGCTTGGCCCAAAATGCTTAAGCCTTCTCCATTGAAAACTCTCGTTGTTTCGTTAACGAAAGATTTGGTCAGCCATGCAAGAACTGAAACACAAGAAGAAAAAGAAGAATTCTTTGAGCTGTTTAAAAAAATGAGAGAAAAAGTGAGAGAAATGAAAAAGGAGGAACAATGAAAAAGTTTGCTACCCTACTAGCGGCCGTTGTCGTTGTCAAATTAAAACTGATTGGTATGTCAAATTACTTGCCCATTGGTGAGGAGGCCAAGCAGGTACTGAAGGACACGCAAGGGCTTTGGGCCTGCGACCAAGGCACCACACCGGTTCTGGTGTTGCAGGATGGCGGTCTGTTTGTGGAATGCAAGAAGAAACAACCTTAGGAAAGAGCATGGAGACTCAAATCAAAATAAGCAACGCAATCAATGTATCTGTTGCACGAAATCAAACTGAAGGCTTTGGGCCATTTTCATGCAAAGTGACATGTCTCATAAGTACTGAAGAAGCGGAAGCAATTTTTAAGCAAATACCAAAAGAAGGATGCGGAGAGTTGTTTTTAAAGGTTTCCATACTTTCTATAGAATCTGGAGATTTTACGGGTCAAAAAATGTTCTTTCAAGCGTGGATTGCAGGGTTAAGGTCGGTCGGCAATGATGCAGAAATCACGTTCATAGGATATCCGAATTGGGTCAATGCGCAAAAGGCTCGCTCTGAGGCACTCGAAGACAGCATCAGATTTTCCATGCAAACAGATAGGGAATCGTTTGAAAAAATCGAAATGGACATGAAAAGAAATTGGTTCTTACAAAATCCTACATAAAGAAGGAGGCAGCATGAAAAAGTTTGTTACCCTGTTGGCGGCAGTGACTATCATGGCAATCAGTTCTTTTGTTCAAGAACAGTACACCTCCCTATCGAATTTGGCAGGCTACTGCCTATCTGGAGGCCGCCTCTTATTGTTAATAATGATGTTAATAAAAAAAACGACAAGCGTTCAAAAATACTCGCGTAAATAAAGTTGACCTCTTCTGAAATTTTGTGATATTTCACTCTTAATGTCAATTGATCCAATTCAAGCGGTCAATGAGCTGCGTAAGCAGCGGTTGGCGGCTGTTGTAAGGACGTGTGACTACTACCGCGGCAACAGCGTATGCAAGCAACCAGCGGTGTATTGGATTGACGGAAGGGTTGATTACCATGTGTGCAAGGAGCATGTACACAATCGAATCACCTTGAAACCGTCGGTCATCAAAAAAATCACCCTCCCCTCTTCTGAAGACTGATTTGCTCCATCTTTTTGATTTCCACAGAAAGCTCACGAATGGACTGCTCGAGCTTGCCGACAACGCTCATGGTGTCTTTCATGGTGGTTTTGAAAGTGTCTGACTGGTCTTTGATGATTTTTGCCTGATCTTCCCTGAACTTATTGTGAGTGTCTAGCATGGAGTGGATGCGGTCCTCTGTCATCTCATCGTGCTTGGGTAGGTAGTAGAAAAACAGAAATCCCATTGTCAGCAAGGCAACAAACGTAGGGAACCCCAGTCTCTCCACAAAATGAGCCAATTTCTGGCTGAATCTTTCTGACCTCATCTTATTAAAAAGATAGCAGAATGTGAGAAAAATGAAAATAGTTAATCAGACACTATTGACAACAATAGTATTATGTGGCAAACTTATTATAGAAACAGAGACGGAGACAACACCATGACAAAGACAAACATCCAACACAACCTCCAAAACGCAGCCCTGAACACCATGAGCGCCGAAGAGATGGAATTGCTGAACATCGCAACTGCCGAAATGTACTCCAACAGCGCTTTTGACCACAGCTGGGTGGATGCATATACCTGGGTGGGCGAATACGTCTTGATCAATGGCCAACTAGTCCACGCATAACGAATTGAGGAGCAAGGAGAATGGACATGCAAAAGAAAAGCCTGGCGGAAAAAATGATATCTGTGATGAAAGAATGCAGCTACATCGAAAAGGATGGCACCAACTCTTTCCACAAGTACAAATACGTCTCTTCAAATGCCGTTCTACAGAAAGTGAACGACGCCCTTGTAAACCACCGCGTGGCTTCTTTCACACGCACCAGAATCATCTCTGCTGAGGTGGCTACCACCAACAAAGGCGCGCAAGAGAAGTTTGTGACAGCCGAAGCCATCATCACACTGGTGAACGCAGACGCTTCAGAAGACAAAATGGAGATTTCCGCGATTGGCAGCGGGCAGGACGCCGGAGACAAAGCCGTAGCCAAGGCCCAGACAATGGCCATAAAATATGCCTGGACCATGACATTGAACATCTCAACGGGTGACGACCCAGAGAAAGACGAACAAACAGACCGCTCGACAAGCGCCGCGCAGAGCTTCGCTGATGAGTACGAACAAGTCTATACCAAGGAACAATACCAAAATCTTGTTGACAAAACCAAACGATTCATCTCCTCCTTTTCCGCAGCAGAGGCTACATTGCTTCGAAACGCCGCGCAGCGGGCCCAGGCCAGAATTGCGCCGCCCAAAGAGAAAGGAATGATGTAGCATGTCGAAAGTAAATATCATTGATCTTAGTTACATACCATGGTCTGAAGAGTTTCTAAAAACGGCCACCAAGGTAAGTCAGGCATTAAAATTTGACAAAGGACACATTTACTCCATCCGGAGTGCCCTCAATCGTTTTTGTATGGAAGCGCACCCAGATGAAATCTTCGACGCGCAGGCCTTTCGAAGGCACTTGGAAATCATTCGAGACCGCATCCAAGACAAGCTTCGGCAGGAGAACTCCCCCACCCTGAAGGTCATGAAGGCATATACACAGTGGAGCAAGCTAAATGCGATGTTTGGCCACATTGACGCAGCGCTTGAGACCATTGCACAACCACCCATCGCAAAAACAATCAAAATGGAGTCTGGAGAAACATTTGACGCCGACCCAGATGATTTTATACATCTTGAAGGCAACAAATGCTGGATCAACTTGGGACAAAACCGCGCCATGACTATCACGTTGCCAAGCCTTCCGCTGAAAGAGTGCGAAATGGCAAAGGCTTTGATGGCGTTTGTGCGCGTCATTCGCAAAACGGGAGAAAAATAAAATGACGTATCGCCTTTGTTACATCGATTCGCATGCCGGCCCCATCAAGCGGGCGTATTTCACAAACCTGGAGCCATTTACCGAGCAGACCGGCGATGATTGGGAGGATGCTCAGTACTGGTTAAATGCCAGCCCCCCGTATGACAGCGGCGACAACCTGAAAATCGTCGTATTTGAATCACAACTCCTTGACCCACACGATTACCCCAAAAATCTTTCTATGTCCGTCGACCAGATAAACGACAAGCAAGTGCCTTGGCTCATCAACGGAGACTCTCAAGAGCCAGACAAACAAATTTACGCGGGTTGTCCGCTTGAGAAATTCAAATGTGACATCTGGGCGGCAGGTGGAACAATCTTTGAACCAAAAAGTTCCCCGGCAGGATATTCGACGAAAGAAACCGTTGAGCTTCATATTGCTCAACACACTGGTTTTGTGTTGAGCGATGACCCAGATGAGCCCAACGTGTTTTTTGGTCATCCAGATAGCACAAAATCGTTGCTGTGTTGGTATTTGTATACACTGCCACACAGGCTGCCCACTGTTTTTGCAAAAATGAGGTCGTTTGTTGAAGAAAATAAGGAAAAACTGCGCGAAGAAATGGGAAAACATCCCGGGTTGATTAAATTCAAGGTGAAAGCATGAATGGCACCAAGGTACTCTCTACAGTTCTTGAGCGCAAGCAAGAGGCAATGAACAAGACGGAAAAAGAGTATCATTTCCACTTGCTCGCTCTTCAACTTGCTGGAAAGATTGTTCGGTATGACTTTGAGCCAGAGCGCTTGAGGCTTGCCAACAACACCTTTTACAGCCCTGACTTTCGGGTGATTTTTCCCGATGGTAGTGTTGAGTTTCACGAAGTAAAAGGCTACTGGCGTGACGACGCACGGGTGAAAATCAAAGTAGCTGCCGAGCTACATCCTTATCGATTTCGCGCTGTGCAAAAAGCGAAAACCGGCTGGCACTACGAAGATTTTTAAGCCTCACCTGTCAGTCGTTGCACGCACATTCAATGTAGACATTCTCGTTTTCTTGGTCGATTTTCATCGGGTTTCCCGTGTAAATGCAAGCATTTCTGTATCGGCCGTCAAGAACGGCCTTGTCTTGTGGAGCAAGCACACCTTTCACGGTTTTTACCAGGGTTTTGCTCGCCCTGCATTTGGGGGCGGCGTGTACTGTGAAAAATCCATACGCAGGAAGAGACAGGCAGCAAAGGCCCATCAATACCAATTTCAATTTCTTAATGCCTACTCGTCTCATTCACTTCTACTGCTTTCCAGTTGGGTTTCGAGGGATTCGTACACCTTCATGGCAGCCTCATACCGCACCGCAAACGAAACAAGTTCGCCTTCAAGAGCTTTCTTGCCTTCTTCTCCAAATTTGCTTACTGCTTGCTCAGAACTCAAAATGGTGTGCAAAACTTGCATCTCGACGGAAGCAGCCACACATTGCCGCATTGCTTCTTCTTTTGCCATTTGGGTGAGTTTGGAATCTGAAATATCCTTCACGTGGACCTCCAATTAAAACATAGGTAGTTTTTTGTTAATGACTAGGTATTTTGCTGGCCCGTAACAATGAAACTCACCCGATACGCAGACGAAGCGGGATCTAGGTAAACTGTACTGTTGTAAGTTGGCAGCAAAAACTGAGTGGTGCTAATTACACGATAGTTGACACCAGGGCGAATGTAAGCACCTCCAGTCCCTATGATGGAATCATCCATACCCACCGCAATGTTGTAGTTGGTGTCAGCCATTGGTGTGAGCATCGTCACACGCAAGTGCCCCCCTGCAATATCTACAGAGCAAGAGAGCGCATTGAAAAGCGTGATACCTCCTGTGCCATTGGTGATGATGGTTCCTTGAGCCTTCACAATGCCCTTGGCTCGCAAATCGTTTGCCAGCGCTTGGGAGGGTGGCGGATTGGCATCAGTTATGCCGGTGCCCGTACTAAGCCATTTGAACCGGTGTGGCTCACTGCGAAGTCGTTGCACACCGGCCGCACCCGCTTGCACAGCGTTGACGCCCCATACCTCTCCAGCTGGGGTTGAGACTGCCACTGCACCAGTCGCATCTGCGTAGAGCGATTTCACGCTGCGCGTACCCAGGATGATGCTGTTGTAGAAATAGCGGCTGCGGTTGGTGAGTGCCTGAAACCCTGGACGTACACTGCCGTATGCGTCCGAGATTGTATTCAACAATGGCAGCCAGTCGCTATGAACTCCTGCGGGGGAAGTACCAGGCACAAACGCAATCGCGGTTGCAAGGTTGGTTGCCGCAAGTACAGTGATGTATTTTGCAACAACGTCGTTCGCGGTGGACGTCACATTTCCAAGTCCATCTGTTGCAAGTTGGACGGTAATGTCATTCCCCGACACTGTAACATCTAAGGTTTTATTAACGCCCCCCAAATGCCGGACCCGCGCCCCTTCAAGCAAAGGCAAATAGGTTACAGTGCCAGCCAGGGCGGGTGCCGGAATTCCATACCGCCTGCTTGGGCCATCTGCCGCGCTGACGGGCTCCAGGGGATTGGGGCAAACGATGGTGGCATCAAATTGATCTTGTTCTAATAATACGGTACCCATTGACTACTCCCTACGGAAAAAGAAACGAACTTAGGTAATGTCCCATGATGCTGCCGTCTGGTTGCTCCTCGTACTCGTTCCCAATGGGGACCGGCACCATCATGCCGTTCATGGAAAAGGAGACGTACCTGCAGGACATAGAGACGGGTTTGAATTTTCTGATGATGAGGCGTAACTTGGCCAAATCATCTTTGGACATGAGACCCCCGTCCCAAAACCAACCATCGTTCCAAAGTTTGCCGCTTGCGCTCGAAGGGAATGCAACCTTATCGGGCGCAAAATAGACCGGTGTTTTGGGTGTGCCCATGGTGCCAGTGGTGCCAAGCCAAACCTGGTTGTACGTAGCACCCCAGACAGAAGACAACGGTTCCGTTACGGTAATCGTGGCCCAACTGTTGCCATTGAAGCGATAGATGGTCGTCGCCGTGATCACCCAGATGTCGTTTGGTGCAAAACAGTAGAGGGCAATCAGATTGTTTGCGCCGGCACCTGTAACGGAACGCACTTGCCAATCACTGTTGTTTTTGACAAGGACGGTGTTGTTGTTGGCAACGGCGAAGATGTAGCAACTGCTGTAATCGGTTCCTGAGGAATAAAGGTCGTTGATGTCTTGAGTAGGCAACCCCGCTGCAAACGTAGTGCTGCCAGAGAACGCATCATACATACATAAGCGGCCGCCCTCACCCGCAATGACCAAGACTGCAGGCAAAAAGGTGCGCGTTGTTCCATAAAGAGCGGTCAGTTTGGGAGGCGTCACCGCCCCAGGGAATGTGATTGTGGAGTCTGACCATGAGGATCCAGTAAATTGCGAGACCGTTGCAAGATCACCGACTGCATAAACGTCATCTGATTTTCCTGCCCACACTTTGTGATAATTTATTGTGCTATCGAGCGGGTAGTTTTGAAACGCGCTGCCATTCCATCTGACCCCAGCACCCTGGTCACCAACAAACCAAACATTGTTTTCGTCTAAGCAAAAAATGGAGTTGATCTTTTTATTGACCGGAAGGGTTTTCACGCTCCACGAAACGCCGTCGTACAAAGCAACCTGTCCAGTTGCTACTGTTGCCCAAATGTAATCCGCACGCAGACCATGCAACTTGATGGGTCCTGTAGCGTTCAAGACAGGCATGGTTTTTGGGGTCGTTGTGCAGTCAACCCAATCTTGATAGATGAAAAGACCACTTGACGAGCAGAAGACGAAGCCATCAATGCCAATCGGGCTTCCGTAAAGCAGAAAATTGTTGCCTGAGCTATCCGGCAGAACAGGGCCATCGTACAGTTTATATGTCGACCCGTCCCAATAGACGTATTGATCATTAAACCCTAGGAAATATACGTTGTTTGCGCCGGTTCCAGTCATTTCGCCCAACTGGTATGTATTCGCAGGCAACGTCACGGCAGACCAGGTGGTTCCATTCCAGCGCCACAAACGTCCCGAGCTCGAGCCAGGGCCGCCACCCGTGATCCAAATATTGGAGATAGAAGTACCCCATATACGACTTGGGAATTCATTGGCCCCATAGCTAGGACCCGTGACGATGCTCCACGCAGTGCCATTCCAACGTAGCAACCTGGGGCCTACGGCAGATTGGCTTACTACCCAAACATCAGTGACAGACGAACCCCATATTGAGCTTAGAGTTGAGTTCATCGGCAAGGCAGGCAGCGTTTGACTTGTCCAAGAAAACCCATCCCAAAAGAAAATGGCTGGCTTGGGTGATGCGCCCTCTTCTTTTCCGCAAACCCACATGTTGATTGCGTTGGTTCCCCATACACCAAGGCCCGTGAAATAATTTGCCGGGTCGCTCAATGGCAAATCACTGCGGCTCCAGGTGGCACCATCCCAGCGCATTACATACCCGCCAGGACCTGTGAGTGGGTTGGACAGAGCCAGGACGATGTTTTTTTCGTCGGTGCCAAACATTTTATTGCCATTGTCATCCGCATCCATACCCATGACAGCAACCGATTCCCAAGCCGTTCCGTTCCATCGGCGCAACACATTCTCGTTGTCCATCCGAATCCAGATGTTTGAGCGGCTTGTGGCGAAAACGCTTTCAATGTTTCCTGAGTTTGAGCCGCTGAACGGCGGTTGCGGAGAGAACTTTTTCCACGCACCAAAGGATGGCCCTACAGAGGCCGGTGGCCCAGTCACGGTGTTTGCCGGGTCGTTCCAAACAATAGGCTTGGATATGGTATGCGCGTCGTACAAATCGATGATGAAATACGTATAAAATACGTTTGGAAGAATGTATGGCGCAGAGGCTGTGGCCGTTCCCAACCCGGTCCCCTGCGCAGCAAAAAACAGGTAATCGTAGCAGCCTGCTTTTTCCAAGGCCTCCGCGATTTCTACCGGCCGGCTGATTGGAAAAGAAGTCCCATCGGTCGCCAATTGAATCGAAACCACTCGCGCTGTGGGAATAGAGCCCACCACAACCTCCAGGCTTTGGTTGGGGCCGTTGTTGATGTGTTGGACGATGACATTCAAGTCTACTCTGCGCTTGAGATAATACATCCCTCCGTTGGCATCGAGCCCCATCACCAGTTGCAAGTTGCCACCAAAGGCAGAGGGTACTTTGTAGATGGTTACCAGGTCCGCCCACGTAATGATGCGCGTGTTTTTAAAGCCCAATCGGGCAAGTTCTTCTTGCAGCTTTAGAACAGAACCCGATGGGTTCCATATTTTTTCGAATACGCCTCGCAAGTACTCACGTTGCTGAGCAAAACTTTCGGTGCGCAGATAACACAGATTGCGATTTTTGAAATGCAACGGCAAAATGTCGTTGTCACACTCCAGCAACATGGATTCTGCACGCAGAAGCGACGCGTACAGAGAAAGGTCGTCCGCGCTCGCAGAGAAGGCATCTTCAAACGCTCGTCCATTGGGCGTGTTGAGGTAAACCGGCAGAATGTTGTTAATGTAATCTTGATATACGCCCATAATTACACCAGGTTATAGATGAGACTTGTCGGGGTTGTTAAAAGACGTATGCGCTGATAAAACAATGGCTGCACAAAGTTTGAGGGGGAAGTTAACTGCACATTTCGAATCACAAGTTTGTTGCCATCCTCAATGCGCGCCGCAATTTTTTGTGGATACACGGCTTGACCAATCTTTATGAGGGTTTGGAAATCTGCCAATGAAGCCGCGACCTGCAATTTGATTTGGTCTAACGAAAGGCCTGCGGTTTTGTAGACGTTGATGGTGCCGCTAACCGGAACGTCGACAAACTCCATATTGATGACAAACAGGGTGCGACCAATGCCGTATTTTGTAGGGTTTTCAAAATTTGCTGCGACAGCGGCCAAATCAGCCGGAGCCAATTGCCCATTGCCTCCCTCCTGCCCCACAATTACGGTCACGTGTCCAGGGAAATACCCTGTATACAAGGAGGTGGTTCGCCAGTTTTCCATGACCCGCACCTGGGTGACGGGAGAAGAAAGGTAGCCGGCGGGAATTTCCTTAGCAAAAAACACCATGGCTTCGGTGTTGCACTCTGCGCCAATGGTTGACCATTTTGCTAAGCAACGTTCTTTCAATGATTCGTCAGTCTCGCCGTCGGTGCCATACTGATTGATCCAGTCTGGAGCGATGGGGTAGATTGGATTTGAAACAGACACCCCAATCAATGAGGTTTTGAGGTCCATCGGCGTAGTGTTTGCGATGTTGTATGAAGTTCCAGCCTCTACCGCTTGGAACAAAACATCTGCCGTACCCGCACCCGCTGCCAATGTGATTGCAGTGGCGTTGGTGTACAGTTTCTGCGCGGAAGCAGAGCCCCTTGTCCCAATGGTCAAATCGCCGATGGCAAAGCTGTAAGCTGGAGCACTGGCAGACGAAATCAATCGAACGGTGCCTTTGGCAATTTGCGCGGGTTGGCGGTCGATGTTGAAGAATGATTTGGCGAACAGAGTCAACCCAGCGCCAGAGGCGTAATCTAAAAACATAGACTGGCCAATGTTGCGCACAGACTCGCGCAAATCCGCGAAGAGCTGTGCGTTGATTTGGGTCAGCGAAAGGCCCACATTCACAGTGGACAACCAAGCGGTTGTCGGAACACCATTGGCCTTGTGTTTATTCATGAGGTCGTTGAAGTATTCGCCCTGCGTGATAGGCTTTACCAAATCATCAAACGTTGCCATTACGAAACCCTTTCAAACGTTACTTGGTTGCTTCCTGCGGTAATTTGAAGCACCATGGGCCGCAAATCTCCCGACGGTGTCACATAGAGCATGATGTTGAGGTCTGACCGGTTGACAAACTCGACCGCGGCCTCCAAGGAGAATCGCAACTCGTTGAAAAAAATGGAGTCAAGCCGACGCTCCAACAAGTGAGCACCCTCTGGCGTAAACGCTTGCAGCAGAGAGTCTCGAATACTCATGGTGTTTTCGTCCCAAAACACACCCGTGGGCGGGTCTATCACCCCTGATGGGGTAAATATCTTCTTATAGATGTCTTGCTCAATGACAGTGTATGGGTCGGCAATCTGCGTAAACGTCAAATCGACGTCAAGCCTGCCAGCGCTGTTAAAAACAGAGTAATCAACGCCGTAGCTAATCACTGTTCACCTCGTTTGTTACTTTCCAACGAGCCCAGCCATTGGTGATTTGGCCTTTGATGCTAAAAGTCACTGATGTTGCGGGTGCCAACATGCTGGTGCTACCAAATCCGTCGGTGTACGACCCACCAATGGTCACACCCATGCCAGCCACAGCCAGCGTGACGCTTCCGCCATTCACCTCACCACCTTTTAAAGCCAGCAATCTGGTGGGGTTTCCCGGCTCGTATAGTTGCGCCGAATATCGTGTCGGGTCTGCATTCTCAAAAATGACCGTCACACGGTCTTTGGCATTGACAACCAGGCTGGTACCACCCACCGGTACCCGCAGCGGCACGCTGGTCAATGGAGGAAGGCGGTCGCTGTCTGGGTACACATCAAGCGAGCCGTCAGAACGTTGCAGTGCAACTTCGCATGGATAATGTGCAAAATAATCCACAAATCTCATGGTTTCTTTGATGTACGAAGCGAGGCCAGCGTGAAGTGGGTCAGTCTCTTGAGAGCTATTTTCTTCTGCAAACCACACCAAGAGTCGCAAACTGTCGTCTTCCAGTTTGTATTGACAACAAGCCACCTTGCGGCCGGAAATGTCTAACGGCGTGACCGGAAATCTTTCGCCGGGCAAAACGCCGAAGTTTTGTACGGCAAACATGGCCGCCCCATAGGTTGGCAATGGGTTGAGGAGGTCAAAATCGAAAGAGTTGGCCTGAACCCACTTGTTTGTGCCTACAAACAAACTTCCATCTGGCAGCATTCTCCAAATGGAGCCCGCTTTGTCGCAGAGCGCGTTGATAAGTGAGTCTGCATCTCCAGCCCTCCGAATCCAGTTCGGGAGTGTCTTGGACAAAACAGATTGATCGGATGTGGAAGATAAGCTCTCACCAACAGAAGCAATGATTTCTTGCAGAGGAAGCCTGACCGAGTGCTGGTAATCGTACATTTTTGAAGGCACAGATTTCGAAAGATTTCCTTTGCCACCAACAAACAGACATGATATGCGGCCCTCGTCTATTCCAGAGCGCTCCGAAATGACATACCCGGAGAACTCCTTGCCCAGCCAACTCAATGTGCATAAGCCTTCAGGAACCGCCTGCGCATCCGCAAAAACCAAATGTGCGCTGTAATTCCCAACCAACGGCAACAACAAATCACCATTCATAACCGTGCATTTGTCACCAGCAGGGGTTTTCAAAAAGACATCTGCCATGCTTATTGACCCCTCGATTGACGCGCTTCTTGCGAGATGCTACGCAATTTATCTTCTGTTAACGTTGGGCCGAATTTGGTCTTTGCAGGTCCGGGCTGCGGCGGCAACTTTTGCCGGTCCGAAGTGGTCGCCTGATTGCCTCTTGGATTGTCCAAATCAATGATGGGTGCAATGGGCCCCTTACCACCCGCTCCTTTTGGATTCACCTTTTTGGTTGCGCCTAGTTTGTCTGGCGATACAGCGATGCAGCTGATTTCGTATACCAAGTGTCCACCAGGCTCAGGGAAACCAGGGTTGATTTCGCTTACCAAACAGTTGTTTATGTCGTGCTTTGCAAGGATTGGATGAAAAACCGGCAGCGCATCCCTTGCTTGTGGGTTTTTGCGCGGAATCAAAATTGGTATGAGTTTGTCAAACTCTAGCTCATCTTCCCTTGAAGTCAGGCTTACTTGAAACCCAAAGGTCGGTTGCTCCAAGCCTTTGATCAGCGAACTGCTTGCATCGTTTCCAGAAGATTTGTTGGACTCAATCCTGAGCTTCAGCGCGCCGCCGGTCAAACGAACCACGCCAGGAATGACTACGTTCCCAATGGTTGGCTTTTCCCAAGCACGTCGGTTGGTAATCCAACTAGGCAAGCTCATCACACGTGCTGCTGCGCTGGCCTGTCCCTGGAGTCTTTGGTAATTTTCCGGCAATTGATAGGCCATTACAACACCGCCGCGCTGGGGGCCCGAACGAGTCGACCAAGCCCTTGTGAAACTTTCAAGTAGATGGCATCTGCCACTTCAGTGGCACTTAAGTTTGAGCCCGGTACAATCACCTCAATTTTGTCCACCTTGATGATTGGGTTCATGGGTGAAACCTGTGGGCGCGCAGCAGGTATGCTGTACGCTGGATATTCAAGCATCTTGGATTGCGGCACAGGGACTGAGTAAGCGCTCGCCATGCTGCCCCCAAAATTCCAGCCGATGGATAAGCCGCTCTTTTCTTTTTTGCCGCCCCCGCCAAAATCGGCACCACCAGTAAGACCTTTGTTGCCTTTGTGTGCCGCTGCTGCTTTGTCTGCCGCAGCCCCCGCGGCCCTTTTCTGCGCTCTTTCGTCCGCTGCTGCTTTGGCATCGGCCGCAATGGCTTTGACTTCTTTGTCGTAGTAGGTCTCTCGCTGACTAGCGGCTTTTTCTTGAAACGCTTGCATCAAACGTTTTTGACCAGACTTCATATCAGACACACTGAAATTGAGCGCGCCCTGTATGATTGTTACCAATCCGGTCACCAAGCTGTTGATGCGGTCAAATATGTCTGTGAACGTCTCGCTTATTTCAGCTCCAAAATCCCTAATGGATGCGATGGCCAAACGAACTTTGTCTTTGATCCACCCAAAAATATCGCCGAGCACCTCAAAGGCTTTCACAAAGATTGCAGCGGCAATGCCAACAGCTGAAACGACATAACCAGCCGCTTTCATAATGGATTCTAAATTGCCCCATGATTCTGATTGGTCATCGGCATCGCTCGACACAATCCCCAGGTACTCCATGAATTTCACGGTTTTGTCGTAGAACATGGAGAACCCGCGCAGGAACGCACCAGAAAAGGCATTGAAGAGCGACTTGATTCTCAATCCAAACTCTGCTATGCTCTTAAGAACGTTTTGAAAATCCGGATCAGTGAAGACGTCGGTTATGTATTGGATGGAATCTTTGAACATGTTGACTCCCTCCATTTTGGTGGGGTCAAAGCTGCGCAAGAGGTTGGTGAACGCTTCTTCCTGGTTGGACTGAAGACCAGCCAACGAGCCGGATGCCCCGACTGCAAACTGACCAAGTTTTTCTGTGTTGAGCTGGCGTAAACTTGCACGCTGAAAAGAGTTGAAAAATGCATCGGCAGACACTTTTTTGTCTTTCAATGCTCCGTCTACTTGTTTGTTGTTGATGCCCAACTCTTTGGCAATTTCTTCTTTGATGAGAGAAGCGTTTACCAACCGCCCGGCTTGTCTTGTCAGTGTGCCGCCCTGAATGAACCCCTGGTTCTGGATTTTTGCGAACAAATCTCCAATACGTTGCGCTTCGCCTTCCCTGCGATTTTGCGGTTGCATGGTGACGATGTCTGTGGCGTTGAAGAGCGCTCGGTCAAGCTTGTTTCCGCGAAGGCCAGAGGTCATCAGGCGTTGTTGCAAGTTTTGTACTTGCTCGTTGGTGAGCTCTGTTTTTTGTGCGAGCTTGCCAGCCTTGGCATACTCTATTTCAGCTTGCTTCGCATCACCCAGCAGAGTGGTGTATGTGCGGATAGAGGTTTCTTTTTGCGAGAAAGCATCTACGACGTTGTCCATAAACTCTGATGCTTTAGACAAACCGTACGCTGCGGTCAGACCAACACCAACCAACCCTGACAAACCGGTTGTGAAAGCGCCGATTTTTGAAAGGAACCCCCCGCCCCCGCCTTTGCCCGCACCTGCTCCATTGACGTTGCCAGTCTCTGCGGTCTTGTTCAGTTTTTCTATCTTGTGAGTGGCATCAGTTACCGCCTTGCCCATTTTGGACAAGTCACCGGATACTTTTTTGGTGCTTTCAGACATCCTATCGAGGGTCGCGGCCATCCGCTTCTCAATAAGCTTTGCAAACCTGTCCATGGAATTGGCTGCTGAGCGAGAGGCAGCGGCCAATGTATTTTGCGATTTGGCGGTTTTTTCAGAGGCGTCTCCAACCTCTTTGATTTTTTTCTTTGCCGAATCGGCCGTTTTGGTTGTCTTGTCGAAAGCACTAGCAAGACGCACAACGCTTTTGTCGAGGCTCTCCACCCGGGCATTGAGAGCTTTGACACTCTCAGACCCACTTGCGGTATCGAATTGGAGAAGCCACTTCAGTGGCGCTACATCGCTCATTGCTTCCTGTGTGCATCAACCCAATCGTGGAGGTCGAACAGACCTCTTGCCAACAACAATGCCCCCGCCATCCCAGGAGCTCCCAGTTCTTGCCGCCAGCGCTTGCCGTGATAGAACTCGCACAGGCTCATAGAGGCTTCGAGCAAATCTCGTTCGCCTTCTATCTTGTGGAAGCGCTCTACGGCTTTCCCAGCTCTTCCTCGACCTCAACAGTGGCTTGTCGACGGAGTTCTGCCCCAAGAGCAATGTAAAAACCTGGGTACATGGTCGCGAGTTCCGCAGCAGCCTGTTGAAACTCAGGCAACACGTGCGCTTTGGAGTAGCGGCATAGGGTTTCGAGGTCCACGCTTCGGTTCTTTTTCTGATTTTCGTGGTCGATTGCAGACAGCACCAAATCGCTAAACAATTTGCAGCCAATCAAAACGTCTTTGTATTTGAGGCCGATGATGAGGTCGCCATGCTTTTCGACCATCTCCTCATCTAGCTCAAACTCTTCAACTGTTTTGAGTTCATCGTCCATGCCGGCTTTTTCGAACATGTACGAAAAGATCACATCACCGAGCTTGGGCTTCCTGCGCATGTACTTACGTACTTGCTCCAAACTGGGAGAAAGGATTGTTTTGAGCAGTTCCTCGGTACCGTTGTCTGTCAAGTCACGCGTAGGTCGATTGATGTTCCCCACGTCAAGACGTTTTTGATAGACAGCAATGAACTCTTGCTCTGTGCACATGCGACAAACGATTTCTGGACCATTTTTGACTTTTATTTTTATATCCATATGTTTAACCGCCTATATACCTATCCGCCCAAAGAAGGAGTGATATCAATGTCAACTGGCACCAAACACTTGCCATCGCGCGTGAGCCAGCGCAGATAGAAACCAAGCTCGATGTCCAAGCCGCCCTGCCCTTGCCCCGATGAGTTTTTCACGCTGATGATGCTGGCGTCGTACCAAATATCTTGACTTGGCGCATAAGCACCACGCGGGATGTAATCGATGACTACGGGAAACACCAACGCGCCATAACCATCTGGGGCCTTTGACAAAAACTGACGCCAAGCATCGGCAACAATCACCATGCTAGCGTTGGCTTTGTACTGGCCTAGTCCGCGTGGTAGGGGGATGGGATGCGTGCCCATGTTTTCCGATGGCTGCAAGCTGTCGTCGTACGTGACGGATTTGCAATGTGTGTAAAACATCTCCCCAAATGGCAGTGTAATTCTTACACAGCTATGATCTACTGCAAGTCCCTGAATCCTGGTAGGTATTAACATTTTTCTCTCCTAAGCCTTTGTTATTGAGTGGTTCCTTCACCCAAAGCCACCGTGATTTCAACCCGGATTTGCTCTGCCGGCGCGCCTGGCGTAAACGCAATCTTTACAACGACCTGCCTTGTGGTTAGGTAGTTGTAATTGCGTGGCACTTCGATGACGATGTTGTCTTCTGACTGTACAGAGGGTTTCCCATCCTGTTTTTTGACAGACAACAAGAAGAGCTTGGTTGCATTGCGTGCGGTTTCTGCAATACGGCCTGCCTCAAACGATGCAAGCGCGCCAGCAGGAACACTGTCAGACTCTTTCTTAGGAATGGCCGCCAGGGTTTTGAGCAAGAAAGGGAACAAAGCCTTCTTCACACGAAATCCGACACCCAGCTTCATCTTGACGTATTCAAGAAGCCTGGATCCCCCATCTGTGGGGTCTGAGAGCGTGGTGCTACCTGTAAAAAAGTATTGCCCTGGTGCTTCGGGTATGTAGGTACGCGTGGTGATGCTGCGCTGTGCATACAAACCTGGTTTGACTGCCTCGTCATGATAGATAAACGGCGTAACCAAATTGTCGATAGAGTTCCCATCGGTTTCGCCGATGTTTTGATGCACGGCCACTCTGGAATTTTTGCGCATGGCATCAAACAACGCAGGGCGGCGTGCTGCATGTTTGGTGTAGTCAGACAAAATGCGCACATATCCATCTACTTTGCTCACAAGTCCATTTGCTGAGTTGAACCCAGCAAAGTCACTGTTGATGGAATCCATCCATGCTTGTTCGGTTTCTGAGCCAACAACGTCAATGTCACGTGTGGTGAAAACCCCGTACCAGAATTTGTTGTTAATGAGACTTTGCAGCTTGGCATCCAACAGTGTTATGTCGGTACGGCTCACTCTCTCTGAGCTGGTAACATACCCAAAATCAAACAAAGTTTGCGCAGCCGCTACATCAATGCAGTTCAGAACTTCCGTGTTGCTGCTTCTTGGCAGGGTAGATGAGAACTTAAACCGGTCGCCAACTGCCAAAGTCCCTGTAAGGGTTAGTGTTACACCCGTGTCAATGTTGCCATCAGACAACGACACAACACCGCCGACAGTAAGGATTTTTTCACTGGATGTGTACGCCTGGCTGTTGTCGGGCGAGAAGGTGACGCCAATGGGTGATGCGCCCCCCACTGTACCGCCACGTACCACCACCACATCAAAATCGTACATGTCATTGGCAGTGCCGGATGCGGTGGCAGTCCCGTTGGAACCAAACACCAAGCTCGTAGCAGATTTGGCCGACAACAGACCATTGCCTGGCAGCGTGAAGATGTTGGCCTGGAAAACACCAGGGTTTGCAGCAGCACGTATGGCGAGTTCACCAACGGCTTGTGCGGCCGTTGTTGTGGGCTCGCCATTGGCGTTTGTGGCCAAATTGAGCGTAAGAAGGCCAGTGCCCGTGTTGTACGAAGAGCTCAGTGGCGTGCTGTTTCCAGCACGTATGATTTCAAACGAGACGCCAGTCTTGAGGGCGCTAATTAACACAGAGCCAGGGTTGAGCTGCGTAGCAGACAACACACCCGCCAAAGAAGCACCTGTGCCTTGCGCAACAGCTCCCACCAATGCAAGCGCTGGCGCGCTGCCATTGATGGCACCAGCCAATCCGGTACCTGTCTCAGTAACAGCGGTCATGTCACGCTTCAACGTCACAGTGATGGCAGGGCCCACCACGCCCACAGTTGTGGTTGCCGTTACGACGCCGGGGTCTACAATGGTCAAACTGACATCATCTACTTTGGCCGTAACCAACACGTCGCCGTTGAAGTTTGCGCCTGGTACCAACACAGAGCCGAAAACTTTGACTGGTGTGCCAACCGAGGCGGGAGATGGTGTTTTGACGACTGTGCCAACCACGCTAGCCGTCGAAGTGGTGGACCGCATAAAGTACACCGGGCCACCCGCACGAACAAGAATGTGCATAGCCATCTGAATGCCTGGCCCGAAGCCAAACTCCACTGCATCTGCAAAGCTGTTAAGTGGACGCAAGGTGTTGACAGGCCCAGCAGACGAGGGACCTATCACCAACGGAATGCCTTCACGGCCCACATCGTTGGATGGGACCGTTGTTCTTCTAAAAATAACTTCTGTGCCCGGTAAAATCGTCGCCATACGTACCCCTTAAATTGAAACAGTTAACTCATTGGTTTCGACAGTTTGCTCAATGCTTTGCAACACGGCGGTTGGCATAAATCGCACGATTTGCACATTCGCCTGAATGGACAGCACATACTCAACGGTCTGCTGGGTTTGCTCCTCGCGGTCCAACCATTTGCCACTCACAATTTCCAGCCGACCGTGATTGACGGAGGTGCCCAAAACCTCACAAACGTCGAAAAGCGCTTGCACCACATCGTTGATGAGTGCCTCCATTTTGGCGGGCGTGGATTCATACAAGTGCAAATCACACCCGGCTAGCCGAGAGTGAGAGCTCTCTACTTCGACCAGTTGCCCACTGACAACTGCCGGCAGAGAGTCGTAATCTCCATAGGAAAAGCTATCGTTGGTTGGAATCCAGATAACCGCTGGGTAGCTCAGTGGTGCATTCAGCTTGTCTTTGCCCCAAAATTGCTTGATGCAGCCAAGCGATTGTGCAGTCGCTGTGCTTGCTACATGCTTCTGCATGAGCTCAAAAACATCGTACAGTTGAAATAGGTTGTACTGACCCATCACACAAAGACCCTTCCCTTGATGATGGCTTCGGTGACCTTCTGTTGAATAACAGGGGCCAGTTCGTCGTACCAACTCTGCGGCAGCTTTGTGGTTGGCAGAAAAGAACGAGCAACCATTTTTCGCGTGCCGGTCTGCGAAAATTTGGCGTACCACTTTGCATTGCTCACCGTGACTGTGCTGGCGTTGTACGTGTATGTAAAATGCCCACGCAGCCCAATGAGCGGCGTTCTGTCTGGATTTTGCACCAGAGGTGCCCACATGCCACCATCTGGTGACGAGACAGAAAGGAACTGTTGATCTACCAACTCAGGCAATTTCGTTGCTGTCTCTTTGGCAGCAACAGCGCGTGCAGTTTTTGCCAATTCACGAAGTGTCTTTTTTAGATCTTCAAGCCCAATGGGTTTGCTTGCTTTCATGGAAATCATCAATACCTCCAATACGTTTTGAATGGAGGTCGGGCCACAATGAAATCCGCGAAATTGACACCAGGCCCTGTTTCCACCACCTTGGGCTGGACCAACCCCTTGCTGATCTGGTCCAGCCATTTCATGGCCTGCACAGGCTCGTACACTTTGAAGTCTTGATTCTGTGTCAATCCTTTGCGTTGGATCATGAACCAGCGCGCCAGTTGACACACAATCAACCTCAAGTCATCACCCCAGACGACAAGCGGGTCTTTGTAGGTGTTCCTTATCAGGCTCAACGCAAACGAAGAGGCTGCCGACAAAAAGCGGACGATGTCCGGAGACGGTTGCGTGCCGAATGACCACTGGTCGTTTGCTACAAAGCTAGGCGCTGGCACACCGTTGAAAAACTCAAGGGTGAATCCACCAAACACATACGGCAAACAACCATCATCATTCGGTGCAAAATGGCGCGCAGGCGAAAAAGTCACTCCGCCGTCATCTGAAATGGAAAAGGTAGGCAATGGGTTGGGATTCACCACATTGTATTGGTTCACCTCGCCGCCCGAGATACACTTCACAACGATGTTGTAGGTACCTATGGGATTGGATTCGCGTGACAGCTGCATGTTGCCGCTGCCCACACCAATTTTGACAGGTGCAGACCAAAGGCCAGGCCGAAACCCACCTTCCTGAAACAATGTGTCAGGCGGGGCAGCCAGTTGCCAAAAATCTTCCGCTGTCGCGAGGAGGGTATCCATTCCTACCTATCCAGAATCATTCCGTACATCGACGCTTTTTGCACAGTGATGCCACCAGGAACAACAAGCTGCAAATATTGAGCGGTTTCAAGATCTTTCATCCATCGCCCTACAGCTTTGCCGTCATTTTTCGCAGCATCCACTGGCATCTCGTTTGGAAAAGGCATCCACTCTTGCATCGTCGGGTCCCAAATGATGCAAGTGCAGTTTCCAGTCCCCGCCGTCACTTTCAGATTTACCCACACGGCGCTTCCTGACAGAGCACTGAAATAAACAGCAGTGCTTGTGTCTAGCGAGGCAGGAATAGAGGTGTACGGCGTAAACAAAATGTTTTGCGTTGCGGCCATGGTGTCTCCTACTAGTGAGCGTTTACAACCAAGGTTCCCGTACCAGATTCAGACCACACTTGTAGGTACTGAATGGCATCGACCACGGATGCATCATTTCCGCCCAAAGGCAGCTCATAGCCAAAGGTCACTACTTCGTTGGCTACCATGCGGTAGTAGTTGCTTTGTCCTCCCGCAGCTGGAGCGGGGTCGGCCGTAGGTGCAACAGGGGCAGCATCCACACGACTGAATTTGACTGGACGCACAGAGCAACCAAGCGTGGAGCGCACGGTCACTTTGCTAAATCCCACTGCGCTATCCAGTGTGATTAAATAGCCAGTAGTACTGGCCATATTAAGTGTTTTCTGTACCAACATATATATCTCCTTATGGCAGGGTGCAGCGAATGGCCAACTGTGGAAGTCCGTATCCAGAACCACCAATCGCTTCGTAGTAGAACAACCGCGAAGCAGACTCATGACGTGGCCAGTCATTGGGCCCTGTCATGAAGAACTGTGGCTGAATCAGGTTACGGCTGATGAAGGCACGTCGCATGGCGTGATTGGTGTTGATGAGGTACCAACGTTTATCGGAGTTCGGGAATGTTGGGTCAGCCAGCTCAGGGAAGTAGAGCAAGTTGGCAACATTGGCCAGCCGGGTTGTGATACCCGCAGCAGCAGCACCCACTTGTTTGGCATACAAACCAGCATTCAAAATCTCAGAGAAGTTGATAAACTGGTCGTAGCTTGATACGACAACGGTGGGTGTACCCATCTCGATGTTCATACGAGTTCCGTCGTAGCCAAGGATGTCCATCATGGCTTGGTACGCCAGCTTGAACCCCGCGGTGTCCGCAGAAGCGGTGATGTCATTGTTAAACGTACCAGAACCCACACGGTGACGATTTACAGGGTGGCTGCCGGAAAAGAATGGCAACTGGTCATAAGCCAAACCGTTGCGATTCATGGTAACCGCTAAATCGCGATTCCAAATCCCACTGGCCTGTTTGATAAGGTCAGGCGAGTTTTGGTCAAGCAATCCATACACGTCATAGAAATCATGAATCGAGTACTTTTCGGAGTGACCATCGATACGACCGGCTTCAACGTTCACATTCTCAATCACTGGATCTGAGAAATCGCGGTTGTCGGTAAGACCTACTTTTTTCTCTTTGGTAGAGGCAATTCGCATTGGGTACACTGCGATTTGTCCTGCTTTTACCGTGTCGACAAAAGCAATCTTTTTATAGGTCTGCTCAACATATGTGTTGTCTGCCATCAACTGCTTGTTGATTGCAGTGACTAGCAGGTTGGGGTCTCTGGTACCACCACTTACAAAAGGTGCGGGCATGGGTCATTCTCCTTCGTTAAATCACGCTGTTTCCGTCTACGAACAAGTTTCCATTTTCGATTTCCACAAGACGAATCCAGAAATCGAGCGGCGTAAGAGTTGCTTTCACTGTGGTGTCATCTACAAACGCCACATAGCTGTCCAGCAACGTGGGCAGGTCTGTAGACGAGCCACCAATCAATACGCGGCATTTTGAGAAGCTCATCAGCAAGCCAGCCTGATCAACACCACTGGTCGAATTGTCGTAGGTGTCTTTGGCAACGCCCAGGTACGCCACATGAGGCACAGCAGTCACAGCAAATGCTGCAGTTGCAGTTGCACCTGTTCCGGTTGCCCCAATTTTGAGAAGTAGGCTAGCCAAGGCGTGCTTACGCACTTCGCTTGCAACAGCATTTGCCGTGCTGGTTGCGGCACCAGCGCCGTCGGTACCCAATTGCACCACCACGTCCACAGTGGCTGCATTGAACACAACATCCACACCCAGTGTCTTGTTGGCCCCACCCGTCACTTGCGAGTAGCGAACGTTCTGCTGCTTGGACCAAACGCGGATTCCCCCGTTTGCGTCGACGCCAGCTGCAGTCAACATGAGCGTAGTGGAGATTGCGCCGGCTTTGTATACCTTCCCGGCAATTTGAAAAGCGTGCGCGCCCTTCCACACTCGTTCGCCAGCGGCCAAAACGGTTGCGTGGACAGTTCGCTCATCGTATCCATCGATTAGCTTGATCATTTCTGTAACGGCTGCCATGTCTATCCCTCTTTATTGCTTAGTTTTTCTTTGATTCTCTTCATGCTTTCTTTGACGTAGTCAGGGAAATCCTCTTGTGGGGCATTTTTCTGGCTTAGCGTCTCAATTCTTTCGTTTTTCTGAGTTAGCTCGTCAGAAAACAAACTTTTTGTCCCGTCCAAGAAGGTTTTTAGCGCCTTGACAGACAACTTCATGTATTCCTCTTTTTCGACGGGAGAGATGACCCCTTGCGCAACGGCTTTTTCTACCAACGCCTCTTGTTCGCTTTTGCGGGAGAGGGTAAGCTGCTCAACAGCAACGTGGCGAAAGCGCTTCATTGCAAGCAGCTCTCCGTGAATCTCTTCCACATCGCTCTTGCCAGTGATTTGCTTGCACAACTCGAACAAATTGGCGCTTAGGTGCTCAGAATCTTCTTGTTTGCCTTCTGTGTGCGGCGGCGCTTCCTTCTTGGGTTGCTCAACGATAGGGGCGGGTGTTTTTTCTTTCGCCAGCTCGTCAATCATTTCCGAGGTTTTGCCTTCAGGATCAATTTCTTGAATCATTTTGTTCATCATTTCAAGCACATCCGGCAGCAATGCAGTGAGCTTCTGCGCAACATCTTTGGCAGATTGATTGCTCGATTCCATTGCCATCTGAGCGGCTTTCATGCAGTCCCCTGCTGCGCTGAGCATTTCCTTAAGGGGTCGTATTTGTGTGATGAGTGTTTCGTCCATTGTTGGGGCTCCCTGCGATAACATGAGTGGCCGCAAGCCATATGCCGCCGGCCGATTGGTCAAAGAAACTTCGTAGACGTTCTTGACGACTTTTTTGGCGTGAAGAAACCCAGAGCTGTAGTAAAGCCAACGACCCATGCGGATTTCTTCTTCACGGTCAGCGTTAAACTGAACCGACAGCCACAAACCTTGTGTATCGGTCTCAAATTGGTAGCCGTGTCCAGACGCTTGCAAATCCTTGTCGCTTGCGTCGTCCTCTTCCTGTCGATGGTCAATAAAGATGGGAATGAGCGTTTTTTGCTCGTTGAACCGGCGGATGATTTCTTTTGCACCGGCTACCGTGAGATATACCGGTCCCTTGGTGGTTTTATTCAAACCCCAGTGGAAAAGAAGCAGCTTGTTGGGTGCATCCTTGCCCAATTTTGGTGTTGGCAAGAGCAAGGATTTTCCTTCTATAAGCATTTATAGAAGCAGGGGTAACAAAGCGAGATTTTTCTGTCAAATCTGATTTACAGAAATTATGAGGTGAAGATGGAGGTGCATGCCCAAGCGAGTTCACCAGTGGTGGCGTTTTCTACCAACTCCGCATACGGGGTTTCACCCATGGCAATGGGTGCAAAACGGCCATCCGATGTTTTGACTTTGATTTTGTCACCCTTGCTTCCGGCAGCTGACATCATGCATAACCGGTACACGCTGTTGTCAAGCACGATACGACCGTAGGCCGTAGGCGTGATGGGCGGATTGAGTGGATTGTTTTGCGCAGAAACGGTGCCTAACACTTCGTCCGCCGTACCAGCCGCGTCTACTTTGAAGTACACATCTGCCGGTGTTGCACCCGCAGGAAAAGATGCGAGTTTCACCGCATGTCCGACGGGAATAGAGGCACCACCAGTGTTTGCAACTGCAACCACTTCAAAAGGTCCGGTTTGGTATAGTCTTACATTTGCTGACATATTTCTCCTTAAATGATTGGGATAAATTGAGCGGTGATCATCATGCTGCCTGGCACGTAGGTGTTTGAAACGGTGTACGAGGAATTGTTGAAAAAAATCAAATCGTCTTGGCTCACAAACAATGTATTTCCATTGTCATGCATGTGATACGAGCCGGCTGGCATTGTGAGAGAAATGCCAGAGTACGCAAGGGTTGACGGAATTCCGCCATAAGCGCGCCACAAATCAACGGTAGTATTTTCGTAAGGAGCACCAGCGTTCGACCAAGAAAAATTGCACAAAATGCCAGTTCTTGGGATGTGACAAAATCCAGAAGCGTTATAAGGACTAGCGATGTAATAATACGAGGATTGTTCGTAATAAGGTCCCACGTTTTCATACGGAAACCATGCAGCACCGCTACGCAAGCTAGCCAGCACAAACATTGCGGACCTGTTAGCAACAAAATCCCATTGTGTACCTGTCCATTGCGGAATTTGAAACTGTTCCGGAGGCCCAGCTGCCCATGGTTGGCCCTGAATGGATGTGGGCGATGTGGCTCCCTGTGGTTGTACAGGCTCAATACAAGGCCTATCTCCGATTGTCATTGTTTTTTACCTCCCAAATTTTGCTCTGAAACCAATGGCACGCCACATTTTTTCAAGATCTCTGCCCAATCAGCGCCTGCTTTATCGAGGCCCTCTAGACCAATTTTCTCAATCAATTGCGCAATGGTTTTTGCATAGTTGCCAGATGCTTCAGATTCTTCTTGTTTTTGCAACGGACTTCTGACTTCGTACTCCAATTTGGGCGCAAAATGGAGCAACGAGACTTCCCCATAGAACGCTGGGGTGAAATTCTTCTGCACCCACAAGCGCATGGTTGCTTGGTTGAATCCCGTAGTCAGAATGTGGGGGTCGGCTTGCGCCTTCTCAAAAGTAAGCGCCTTGGCGGTCTGCGCAGCTGCGTAAGACCCACTCTTGATTTCTTGTGTCAGGTTGTTACCCAACAGCACAATGGCGACATCGTCCTGCGCTCGAGAAATCAAATCGTTGAAGGTGTGATACGCATCGCCCCTGCGGTCTGATGTCAGAAAGGTAAGGTCCCAACCAGCGGGAATTGTAACAACATCACCAGAACGAATTTGCGCGACAATGCGAGTCAGTTTTTGGTTGTCTAGTTGTTCTCTCTGCTCTGCGGTCGAGACAATTTTTTTGATTGCACCCGCTTCGGTATCGTTGAAAATTAACCAACGATCATATGAAGTGGTAAGGATGAAGAATGGGAAAGCAAGTGCACGAATGGCGCCATTCAGCCAAGGTCGTTCACCGCCCAAGGAGAAAATAACCCATGGGTCGCCTTCCACAGGTACATTTTCACCATTCTCGGTCATCACGTAGAAGCGGCGCTCTATTTGGTTCCAATACGTGTTGGACGCTGTCCACGGCTTGAGAACCGGGGTGATTTGCCCATCAATGACCGTGAAATGATGCCTGGCAATGCAGAAGCCAAGCATGACAGTGCGCTCGATGATCTCTGTCTCATCTGCCTCACTGATGACGCAATTGTAGTTCTTCTGAAGCTTGAGCAGCTCGGCACGCATCCTTTGTGGCGCGTTGTCAGACATGTTCAGCGAGCGAGGAAAGTTGCGCAGAAACTGCGAGCGCGTGCTCAATGCAGCGTAGATACGCGGCTGACGACGCATGGCGTGAAACAGCAGTTCAGAGCTGGAGAATGTGCCGTTATCATGCGATTCAATGGCCGACATGATGTCGGTCGCTTGCCAACCCGAGGTGGGATACAAGGGAATCTGTTCTCTTAGGCGCGTGAAATCATATGCTCCAAGATGAGGAGGTGCAGAAGTGACTGCTTCTTGTGCGGTTTCTTGCATATGAGCTTATATAAACAGCACAACATATTTTTCTTGTCAAACGCCTGATACAAAAAGAAGATGAGCAAAAAAAACCCCACCGGAAACGCATCACCGGTGGGGGCCTACTAACAGAACAACTATGAAAAATCCACGCATGAAACGCGGATTGGAGTGCAAAAAGAGTGACGTCTACCGCAAACGACGCCGTAGGATGCTGCCTACTAATTGCAATGTAAAACAAAGAAAAGTCTTGTCAAGTAAATTCTTGACATTTCACTTCGGAAGATTACGCCGACAATGTCGGCGCAATCTCTGGTGGAGGCTAAAACTTTCGTACGCGTAGGTTGGCTTGGTATCGACCAACGTCAACTCGAGAAAGTTTGCGCCCGATAGTGAGATCAGACAGAGCAGCAGTAACCTGTTGACGAGTGTAATCCGTTAGAATGCCATGGACTGTTGAGATATCAAAAACTCGTTTGGGATTCTTTTGTAAGAGTAACAGCACTTGTTCTTTGACTGTAGCAGTAACCCTTGGTCTTCTCTGAGACGGCTTTAAAATCTCCTCCTCATCCAGCTCTTCAAAATCATTTTCCTGTTCATATTCGGCATTTTGAAATGATGCGCTTGAAGTGAGAAGCTTTTTTGATACTGAGCTTTCTGGAAGCTGATGCTTCATTTCGGTCACTGTGCCACTTAGCTCGGCCAGCAGTCTTCTAGACTCCATGAGATTGTTTCTCAGCCGCTCTTCCAGGTCACATAGTCTTTGAATGCGCTCTTGTTGTTCTTCGTCGTTGTTTTCGTGTTCCATAGGCTAAATATAGTTTATGACAGTTGACAATTAGAATCAAATTTTTACCACACTCGTGCTGCTGGCAGAATTTGAGCAGCAAAGCGCGACCTATCTACCGAATAGACATCGTCTTTGTTTTGGCCATACAGCTGAGAGATTTGGTCAATGTGCGCCACTGCATAGCGCATGGCATCCATCCCATGGTCATTGATGGCAATCGGCAAGTCGACATCCGGTCGGCCCTCTTTGCCTTTGGCATACACGTAAGAGGAAAACTCCGAGGTGGTGCTAACGGGGCGGTGTTTAGACGCTAAAAACTGGTCGTATTCTACCAAGGCATCTGTCAAAAAGTAGATTTTTGGCTTGCCATTTTGTATGCGTAGGCGCTCACGCACCGCTTGAAATCCGGGTGCGCGCTCTTTGTAGGCAATGGTGGTGTAGATACCTTCACGCTCCAAAAGCGCGCGCTCGCCTGTATCATGGTCTGTAACGGTAACCTCAATTTGCTCGTTGCCGGTCAGCTCAATCATTTGTTTAATGTGGTCTGTAATCAGTGTACGCGTCTTGTAAATCTCGCGATACATGTACATATTGTCTTCAGGGTCAATGGCCCACCATTGACAAACAAACGGGTTCTCGTACCCAAAATCGACAGCGCGAATTCTGCGCCAGCTGGGTGGAAGATATTTTTCGTTTAGCACGTGCACAGCAAGGTCAAATTCTGGATAGAAAATGCCTTCTGCCTCAATCCATTTTCCTTCGCGAAGTTGTTTCCCTTTGACGCCTTGAATGAGCTCTAGCCGGTCGCGGTATGAGGCAGGGTTGTAGCTGTTGTCGTTGGCAAAACTGTAATACACAACACCTTGCTTTCCCTCAATGATGCGCTTGTAAATCCAATGACCTGGTCCTGCGGGGTTGGTGCTCATCAAAATTTGTGTCCAAGGCGCTGCGGTGCCACGCATACGAGGCAGGATTTCGTTGAAGTCATTCTCCACAAACGCAGTCGCCTCTTCCATCCAACAGAAATCCACACCGCCTGATTGACCGATGGACCGGATGCGCTCACTCTGCTCTGCATCGGCCATGCCAGCAAAAACAACGAGCGAACCATTGGGGTAACGAAGAATGTTTTCAGACTTGTTAAACTTGATTCGGCTGTCATTGCCTACCACGTGTTTGAGGTAGAACAGGATGGTAGATCCGGCCATGGAGGCGCGTTCTTTGCGCAAGATGAGTCCCGTGGCACCAGGATACTTCATCATGAACCCGTGGCACTTGTTTGCTGCCACGGTGGATTTACCACCACCCGCCCCCCCAGAGAGCAAAATGATAGGCGAGGTATCTTTCCAGGGCGCTACTTGCCAAGGCTCTGGAGAAAAGACGTTCGCTTTTGGTGGCATGTTAGTTGGCAGCGGGCAAAGACGGTTTTGGTGGAGTATCGGGCCAATCGTCCGGAGAGACAAAATCGCCATTTTTGGAAACTGTGTACAATTTTGTCACTTCGACGTTGTGATTGATGGTCTCTGGAGCGTCTAGACCCAGCATTTTTGAACGACGCTCTTTGATGCGCAAAATGTTCTTCGCACTGTTGCTGTCACCATCTTGGTAACGCTTCCACTCTTCCGACTCAAGCAGGTCAAGCGATTTGAGCTCAAGCTCAAAGACTTCTTTGGCGTCTTCTTGAAAGTGCAGCCGTTGGTATTTGATGTACTCTTGCAATACACCGCGTGCCGCCTTATCGGTCATGTTCATCATCTCGGCAATCTCTTGGTAGGAGTACCGCTGCTTGCGAAGCAGGGCGATTTTTGACATGGCTCTGACATGAGCCACACCAATGGATGCTGAATCTACAGGAACCGGTTTGCGCTTCATGTCATCTTTGAAAAACAGTACCAACTCGAACGTTCCACCATCTCAACTTGGTTGTTGTGGTTGCCCTCCAGTGACCAGAGCTTACCAGTGGCGGGGTCAAAATGAGATACCATTCCCACGTGGTTAATTTGCCCATTGTTTTGGAAAAAAACAAGGTCTCCTCGTTTGATATGGGTTGTACTCTCTGGAACTGCATAGGCCAACTGCCTTGCTTGCAAACGGTCGAGCAATTTTCGCACAGACAGCGTGCCTATGGTTTTCACAAAAGCAGAGCCCGCCTCTAAGTAAGCGGTACACACAGAGCCAGCACACCACTTGGCCCACCCTGTTTCATCAGGGGCAGTCGTAGACCAAGGAGCCACCGCCCAAGAAACAATCTCGCCCGTGTTGTTGCCTGTCTCTTTCATACCAAGCTTTGATTCCAAAATCGCGTATGCACGGGATGGAATATCAACAGCAGCGCCCACCCGGGCCCCGCCACTACCCGCTTCTGCCGGAGGCTTTTTTGGTCGGCCTCTTTTTAATTTTTCCTTGGCATCTTTGTCCATAAGCACACCATATCACGTGAATCTTGAAAGAAACAAGTGAAAGATTCACCACAAAAGTATGTTGACATAAACTTATTTGTATCATACAATAAGGGTACAGAAACAGGAGTGGAAACAACCATGACAGAACATTTTCCTACTAACATTGAAAATATGGAGGGCCTTGTGGCAATACTTTTATTTGCACTCGTTTACATTTTGGTACTGATTCCACTGTCGATGAAGCTATCGCTCAAAAAGGTGTTTTCTTGAGCTCTGCGATGGCATCCTGATACTTGCCAACCGCGTCTCGAAACTCTTTGAGCGTTTCCTCTGGAATGAAAAGCTTACCAAACCCAGCTCGCTCAAGAATGAGCAAGAACTCGCGAATCAAGGCATCAACGGTTGTCATAGGACCCCCATTGCTCTACCAACTGCATGACAAACTTGTGGTGGGACAAAATGATACTTGCCAGTTTGCCGCGCGTGCCCACAAGACGCTCCTCACAGGTTGCGTGCGCATTTTGCTTCTCCCAAGCAAGATAGTCACGAATCTCTTGCGTCATCGTCACAATCTCCCTAGTGGGCGGACGATGCGCGCACGAACCAAACGAGCACACAACAAACGACAGCAATGCCAACAACCGCAACGTCAGCGAACGCATGCTACTTACCTCCTAATGTTCTGGAATCGCAAAAAAGATGAGTGTCCATTTTTTCAGACAGCTTGTTTAGGCTGCTTTCAAAAGAAATGGCGGCACGCGAAAAATCACTTACGCTGGTCATGCACGATTGGATCTGCTTCTTCATATCCTCTTCGTGACGGCGTACGGTAATCAGTGCGTAGGCCAACACAAAGATAGCCATGACAACGGGGAACCCAAGCTTTCCTACCAAGCTAATCAAACGCTTATCAAGATTGCTTTCCTGGAGCGCTGAAAATTTGTCCATGTGAATTTTTATATCACACTTCTATAACTCCTTCAAGAAGTTCAGACAGCGTACAACCAAGGGCATTACAAATCTTTAGAAGCAGATCCAAAGATGGCTTGCCGAATCGACCGATTTCAATGTTGGAGATATGCGCGCGGCTAATGTTACATTTCTCGGCAAGTTCTTGCGGCGACAAGTCTAACTGACACCGATATTTGGCTA